GGACGAACAATATTATGTCTGGCTGGATAATTCAGGTCGTAATTATGAACAGCATCATGTTTATGTTCATAAGGAACCCTAATATCATGAGTTTCAAATACATCACAACATCCGCCTAGACATAAAGCAGATAAGAGAATCATTTCTTTCCATGTCAGTTTGTGCATTATATCCCCGCTTTTATGGATACAGATAATTTAGCTGGTTTTTTGCTTATCATGCTATTAAACAAACTAAGTTCTTTCTCGCTACAATAGCTCTCAGCATCTCTAATAATTTGTTTGTCTAAATGATACGAGGTTTTTTTAGTAACCGGATTGAATCGAGAAGGAATCAAACTGCCCATTGTTTCAAATTCATCTTTATCTAGCGTATAGATGTATGATGTTTTAATAGTAACTTTGAATTTATTACAAAGATAGGTTTTACTATAATCATCACCATGCTCTAAAAGAGCACATATTCTTGCTTCTAATTCTTCTTTTATTCTTGCTAATTCGGCAATTTGGTAATTAACAATATTTAATGCATTAACGTTATCATTGACATCATCTTCTTTGTTCATTTTTCTGCCCTTTAGTTTCCTGCGGCGGATTGCCGTAGAAACAGTATCTCAGAAGCAATATAGCATGTCAAGGCTTTGACATTCGTTGATTTATCATGCAATAATAAATTTTCAGGAGAATTATTAATGACATTAGACGATTTAAAAAACCATTTTGGTAATTGCAATAAATTTCAAGAGAAAACCGGGATGTCGCATACTAATTACACTCATTGGAGCAAAATTGGTTATGTTCCCATTTTAACACAAATGAAGTTACAAAAATTAACAGGAGGAACATTGAAAGCGAATTTTGATCATGGAGAAGGAGCACTACATGTTAAGCCCGAATGAAATAAAGAAGTTACTTAATAAAAAGGAGGTTATTTTGGCGGATAAAAAAATAATGGCTACTGCTCAGGATTGGGAGGTGGTTAGTAAGGATGTATCACCGCAATTGATAGCTACTGTTTATACTTATATGAATATTAGATATAAAAGTGGAGAATCGCTTGATGATATTGAATTAGGATTGGGGATTGCAAAAGAATCTATATCACGGGCTATTAAAGAGCTTGAGGGTCATGGTTATTTAATGGTCTCCCGCGGAACAAAGCCTTTTCGATATGTGGTGGTCAAATGACAGAAGCGGATGAGCTGGAGCAGTTTAGAGCATGGAAGCGAGCAAATAATAAAAATCAATTAGAAGAGATATTTTTTCAATTAGAGACTTCATTGGAAAATCCATCTGGTCGTCAATTTTCAGCTGTTATGCCAGGTCAAGCTTATCGATTATTAGCTACAGCTATTGTTTTACTGAAAAAGGAATTATTAAAATGAATAAATTTGATATAGGTTATGCGCATATCCCTGCTTTTTATCGACATAATAATGGTGAATTAGATCCGGTATTTATTTTAGACTATGACGGGAAAGGGAATTGCTGGATTCGTTGGAAGAAAGATGATTTCATTAATATGATGCCTATGAATAGGATTGTAAGGATTCAAGATGAATGAAGTTAAAGTTGGTGATAACGTTTATTGGTTTCGCAGTGGATTTGATGGAATGTCAGATAATATCTCGTTAGATGATTTACATATTGAACATACCACTATTTGTTGTGAGTCTGAAATTTCACAACGCGATTGGGGATACAAGTCTCGACGCGAAGCCCTAGAATCGCTAGCAAAACGTTTAAATGAACTACTTAAGGAAGAATGATGTTTATTGAATACGAAATAAAAGAAGAAGATGAAATTTATTGTTCTATCGTGAATATCGATCATCTTGTTGTTATTGAAGGAACAGAACACGAAGTTATTATTATGATGACTTCTGATAATGTACGTTTTTCTCTAGGGGAACATAAAAATTGGCTACTATACGATGCCTTTAAACGAGCTCTATGCGGTGAATCAGTAACAATAGAAGGGATAGGGTACGTTCGCCCCTTAAAGCCCGTAGACGCTCCAATAAAGCCTTCTCTTGATCCAATCAAAGCAATTACATGGCGAGATTACGCATGAAAGACTTCTTCTTGCAGCTTATTATTATAATTTCAATTATATTTATTGTCGCTGTTGGCTTGGATATTTACTTCAATCCCAACGTTACTGAATTGACAAGTTATTGATATCACAGTAGATTGATCGACGGCGGCCAATGTTAGCGCATTGACCACGTCGTGAGCGTAGCTCATTGACTATTTAACCCTTCAAGACAGGGCCAAATATGCTCGAAAGTTTAACATATCAGATCTATATGTCAAATTTAAAATTATATTTTTTTATGCCATTGTCATTGGTAGGGATTCGTTTAACAAAAATTTACAGGAAGTAGTGCATGAATAACAAAAAAAGATTGTTCAATTATTTATTAGAAGAAATAAAAAGGCAGCGAATACCCATTTCAAAAGAAATATTTGATCAATTATGGCAATTCATCGATTCTGATGAAGGAAAGATATTATTGATTAAATTTTCAAATACAAAATTACCTAATTATTGCGCGCGCACACTAATGGATGACGCGATGCCTATCAAACGATTTTTTTAAGGATGATTAATGTCAATTGAAAAGTTAGATTTTGAAACTATAGAACGTGAACACATTCCGTTTGTAACGCTACCCACTACCGTAATCCAAAAGATAAAAAACCCTATGGCTGGCTTTATGTGGGTATATTTTAACTCGTTACCGCCCGAATGGAAGATAAACAAATCGCATATTATGGCGCATTTTGATATCAGCGAAAGAACCTATCAACGCCACATGAGCTATCTAAAATCGCATAATCTCATAGAATATAGGCGATATCGCATGCCAAATGGAACGCTAGGACCCGTGACACTAGTTTCATTGAATGGCCTAAACTTCAAGCCTGACGTGGACCATGACCACTCCGCCAAATTTGGCATAGTGGTAGTCAACCACACCGCCAAAAACCCACATAGTGGTGAAACCACTGCAGTGGTTTCTGGCACCCTTATAAATACAATAACTTCCTTCGGAAGTTTAAAAAGAAAAGAAGAAGATATAAATATTGGCGATTCTGCGAATACGCCAAAAAATATACAGTTTTCTACTAATAAAAAAAATAAACCAAAACCTTTATCCGATTACAGCAAAGACACTTTCTTCATGTTGTTTTATAAATCCTATCCAAAAAAGCAAAAGCCACGCGATGCTTACAAAGCATTCCAGAAACTAGATTTTTCTAAAATAGAAATCGACGACATAATCTCAGACATTCATAATCGCCTGCAGAAAGATGATCACTGGCAAGAGATGGCATACATACCTTATCCAGCGACTTATTTGAATTCCCATCAATGGGAAGGAGAAATAAATAATTCAGCCCTAGAAGCGCAACACAAGAAAAACCAGGAAAAATTAAAAACAGATGCCAACATTGCTAGAATCGAACAACAATCAAAAATACAAGCCGATAAACAATTCCAAAACACCAAAGACGCATTAGCCGCTAGAAAAATAATAAACCAAGTAACTGACGGACAAAAAAAAGGAATGTCTGACCTAAAGAAATCTCTTGGAATGCCAGCATGAACTGGCTCTACAACTTCAAAACATACTGCCAACAACACGGTGTTCAATTACTCCCCGACGACATGCGTTACATAGAAACCATGTTAAAAAAATTATCGCCAATTGATCGGCGAGAAGTAGCTCATAAATATTATGGGATTTGGATAAAAGGATTGGCAGAAGCTCCTTATCCCGCAATGGCACAAAACTATGCCCGTAATCGAGCAAATACATATTTACGAGAAGTATGCAAGTAAGGTAATCCATAATGTTTTTTTTATATTATTTTGATAAAATTATTTCACCTTGATAAAAGGTGATGTAAATTGAATCATTTATCAGTAAATGCTAATCGTTTTAGTGGTGTATTTTCTTTTACTACAAAATTAGAGGAACAAATCATGACTGACATGGCTTACAACAATGGTGTTTTAGAATCAATCAATACTAATACAATTTTAGACGCAGTAAATTCAAACGGTGTTAATGGCGTTCAAACTACCGAACAAGTCGGAATTGCCGCACAATCCACAGCCCAACGTATTGGGTTAGCTGCGCAAGAGACTGCTCAACAAATAGGATTAGAAGCCAGTGCTACTGCTCAACGCATTGGTCTTGCATCAGAGCAAAGTGCTCAATCGATCGGATTAGCCGCTCAAAATACCGCTCAAACATTTGGGGTGCAAACTTTAGAATCAATCAGTGATTCATCTCGTGATGTCATTGCAGCAGTTGATCGCAATGGCCAAGCCAATATCAACACAACCACTCAACTTGGTATCATGAATCGTGATGCAACCGATCGAAATGGTGCGGCCGGTGTAAATGCAACTACACAGTTTGGTTTAAATGTTAAAGATGCAGTCGACAGAACAGGAGTAGCAGGTGTTGCTGCAACCACTCAATTCGGATTAAATAATAGAGATGCCACAGAACACGCCTCAGACGTCGCTGTTGCTGCGATCAACAGAACTAGTGATAAGACACAGGAAGAGGTAGAAAAGTTCGGCTTAAGCGAATTGGCGGCCATTAACAGCAGCGAAAAATACTTATATGCGGGAATGAGTCAAAATGCTAAAGATGCATTACTATTTCAAGCATCAGAATTTGAACGCATAAAGTTACAAGCTGCTTCAAATACAATGTCAATTAAAGATGCTTTGTGTTCGGATACAAAACAAATTTTATTGCAAAATTGTGCTGATACGGCTGCTATTCAATCAAAAGCAGATAGCAATGTAAAAGATTTGTTATTACAGAATGCTGCTGATACGGCTGCGATTCAAGCTCGCTCAGATAATCATTTTAAAGATATTCTTTTGCAGAATGCTGCTGATCGAGAAGCTATTCAACGATATGCTGCTGAAAATGCTACTGCTGCTGCATTAGCTGCTGCAAACAATGTTAAAGACTTGATTATTTTGGGCGATAGAAATACTGCTGCTATTCAAATGAGCGCTGAATGTAATAAATCAGAGTTGGCTCGTCAAATTGCAGAGTGTTGTTGCGAAAATAAAGCTTTAATTTTAGAAAGCGCTGGTAAAACCGATGCTTTAATTCGATCTTTAGACAGTGAAAGAACGCGTGAAGCATTGTCTGACGCTAAACTCAAGATTTTAAGTTTAGAAAATCGTATACATTGTGATCCACATCATCATAAAGGTTGAAATTTATTAAAAAAAATGGCAATAGGCATTATGTCTGTTGCCATTATTGAATTATTCTTATTGATTTATATCGTTTATAAGGTCGCTGCGCTCCCAAACCCAGTTAATTAGTGTGGTTCGGTGCTTTAGATCGAAGCCCCGCGCCTACCCGCACTAAGGGCTCCGTTGCGCCATTTCTGATAACGCGAAGTGATTTTAGGTCATAGCATGGGTATTGACTAGAGTTGCTAATTGTTTGGTAATAACTGTCCATGATGGATCGGAAAAACGATACAATTTATTTCCTCGAAGAACGATGACAGCTACGGTAAAGCCAAATATATCTTTACGCGTATTAACAGTAATGATAGCACCGGTGCTTCGGACAACATTACAATGCCAATTAAACTCTCTTAATTCTTCATCTGTTGGATGCATGTGGCTCACCCCTTTGGATGGCCTCATATATTTCTTGTCGATGAACTGATGAGCTCTTGGGAGCGTCTATCCCTATCTTTACTTGGTTTCCTTCGATACGGAGTACAGTAAAAGCCAAGTCATCGTTTACACGGATAATTTGACCTGGTTTGCGACTTAAAACTAACATTTCATTAAATCCTTTTTTGTTCTAATTTCAGTAACGTATGATACAAGCGGTTTACATTCTCTTTCAATTGCTTTAACTGTTGTTTGTTGATGTTCATTTCTATGAAGTGGTTGTCAGTGTTATCAACGAAAGATAGTATGTGGTAATTTTGGTCAAGTTTTTGGGTTGATGGAATGTAATAGCTTGTTGCTAGGTCTTGGATGTCAATCATATTATTTGTTTCCCGCAATCAACACATTCTTGGCATGGATCGCCGTTTCTGGTGTTTTTGTGCTCGCAATAGTTATCGATTAAGCTAATAACCTTTAAACCTAACGCAGCCGTTTTTTCGCATTTATAAAATGAACAAATTGTTGTTAATGATGCGGCTATTACGTTTAATTCTTCTTTCGTAAAGTCATTCATTCTGTCCCCCACGCTGGTTTATGACAATGCGAACATACTAGGTTATCTCCTGAGCTATAATATGTTTCCTCATGCTCGCAATAGTTATCAATCATGGATTGTAGTTTGTTTTTTATAATTTCATGGGAACCAAAACTTATACATGCAGCTCCATTAAAGATGTAATTATATATATATTCTAACTCTTCTTTCGTGAAGTCATTCATTTGTAGATTCATCCCTATCAAACACAAACTCATGTTCATTTTTCTCTCGCCATATGGCAGGAAGATAAGTTTGAGTTTCCTCATCAAAATAAAACGATTGGGTGGGGTTTTGAGATATAACCCAGCCGTTCTTGTTTCCTTGTATCGTGATTTTATCACCTAGATTACCGATAGCAGGAAGGGTTACATGGGTAATTCCATCTGTTTCAATCATTTATAAAATTCTCCGCATTTTTTGCATATCTGTTGCAAAGGATTCAAAAGTTTATGGCCATAATCGATTTCATGCTGGCATTTATCGACATCAACTTCATATTGACAACAGTTATCAATCATTAAATTTATTTTTTTTATTAAATCCAACATGCTTTGTGGCACCGTCAAGTGTCTCGCTTTGCTTCTTCTGAAGTTTATATTTAATTCTATCGCTATTATTTTCAGTTCTGTTTCGGTGAAGTCATTCATCTGTAGAATTCTCCGCACATTTAAGATCATCGATATTCCAATTTGTTTTATTTTCTAGATATTTTTTAACAATTGGATGATCATTGGTTAATTCCTTGAACATGCATAATCTTTTTATATCAATATCAGTAGCGCCATAAAAGTAGTAATCATCGGCAGTTAATTTTTCAGCCATAGCTTCAATTCCATTAACATCTTTAAATAATGCCCATGGAGATGTTGGCCATGGCTGTCCAATCCATTCCCCGTTATCTTTTTCTGGCTTTTGTCTTTTTATCCATTCATCGCTCATTTGACTTTCAGTCCTTCTAAAGAGTTAGCATATTTTTTAATTTGATGAATATCTACCGCAATAATTATTTGTGTTATTGATATAAACGTCATTGTCATACACCAGCAGATAATAACCCATTGTGGGATAATCCATTTCATTGCTCACTCCCGCATATTTGCGACAATCTATAATCTTGCAATTGCTTGATAATGTCGGTTAGGTCTGTTTCTAGGTCTTCGATTTGGTCTAGTGTTGGATTTGCCATCCATACTTCCTCAATTTTTACTATTAACGTTGTGGATATCTCAAAATCTATAATACTCACTCTTCATCCCCATCTTCATCCCATTTACGTTCACGTGCTTCGCGTTCGTCTGCTTGTTGTTCTGGTTCGTCGCCGTGAAATTCACTCATTATTTAATACCCCTTTTTTACGCATGTATTTGTGATGAATAACTTCAATATTGTTTGTTATGCAATATGCATTTGCTGTGTTCCAGTTTTCAAATCCATAATATCGGGAAATTGCATGCATGCATGAATTATAACTAGCTTTATCATCGTATTTTTGAATTACCTCTTGGAGGTCTCTGGCGATTTGCTTTATATTTTCTATGGACATTATTTATCCTTACATAACTGGTGGGCTGTTAATGCAATTCTAGCTGCGTTACTTATCTCTTCCATCTTTTCCATCATCAGGCCAAAATCAAAGTCATCTAAGCAGGTTTCAAATTTTCCTATCTTTAATACAAAGTCTTTGTCTTCGTCTAAATTAATGCTTATGTCTGGATGCATGCAAAACATTTGATAAAAACTATCTTGTTCTATTTTATTTTTGTCGGTTGTCATTTTTTAATATCCCCTTAATTTTCGTCTATCTTCATGCGACCGCTGATACATTTCTGAATCTGTTGGCGCATCATAGTCTGGTTCATCTGGGCCGCTTTCTAGTTTATCTATGTGTTCTTCGGCAGCTTTGATTGCGTCATCTCGGCTGTCATAATACTCGTCGCACTCAATATCTCCTTGATAATGACAATCAGTATGTATCATGTATATCCATGTTCCCATGTGCTCGCCATCACACCATGTCGTGTATTCGTAGCAACTGTATTTGTCTCTTTGTTCTTTTGTGTCTGCCATTTTTTATATACCTATTAATTTGTGGTTAAGCAGCTTATGCTGCAACCACATTTATAATTTTTCCATTCTTAACAACCAATTTAACATCATGCTCTTTTAACCATTTGTTTAAACTTTTCAAGTCATGACTTCCTGTTTCATAAGCCTCTATATACAATTTTATCAATTCTTGTTTTTTCATTTTGTTATCCTTTGTATTTTTCTTCTTGATGAGTGAAGTATATAGGATATTGAACAAATGTCAAGAGATTGACATATTTAAGGTGATCTATTATTGGTCTTGTATGTAAATTGTTGCGTGGTATACTGTTTTTATGTTTATCCCCGGGGTTATCCCCAGAATTTGTGGATATTGTGTGATCAAGTATGAGCCATACAGATTTAGTATTAACGATAATGTCGCTCTCACTGAGTATTTGGCGAAAGTGCAATTAATGATTGACGAGTTAAAGGTAGTTTATGAAATCGTGTGAAAGCTGTGGTGGCGCAAGAAAAGTACTCGGCATGGGTGGCATGAAAGTTAATTGCCCTGCTTGCCGTGGTACTGGTATTGCTATTTCTGCTACGGTTGTTGCTAATGCGATTACTAATGGTGATGTTGCTAAGAGGCGTGGTCGGCCTCCTGCTGATAAGAGTGAGGGTTGATTATGGCTAATCCTGTTGGTAGGCCTTCTCTTTATAGGCCAGAATATTGCGAACAAGTTATTCCTCTTTTGAAGCAAGGAATGTCTATCGAAGAGATAGGATTGGAGTTCGATGTGGGTTACACAACCATCTATGAATGGATGAATAACCATGAAGAATTTTCCAATGCCATAAAAAAAGGTCGAGAGTTTTCTAAGGCTTGGTGGATGCGCAGAGGCCGTACTGACCTTGAAAACAAGGAGTTTTCAGCTACTCTTTGGTATATGAATATGAAAAACAGGTTTGGATGGGCTGATAAACAAGAAATTGTTCAGAACAATGAGAATGATCAATTGAAAGCAGAAATAGCTGTGCTTCGTGAACAACTTGATTCCAAGAACAAAAAAGATTTTTAAATGGTTTGTCCAAAAATAATACCTCGAATTTGTATCCAATGTAAAAAAGAATTTTTAACTCGTAAATCTGTAATTAAATCAGGATTTGGTTTTTTCTGTTCTTTGTCTTGTTCTGTTACCAATAGAAATCATAAATTAAAATTACCTAATGAAATTATTTTTTGGAATAATGTTATAAAAAGTGATGGATGTTGGATTTATAATGCATGCATTTCGACTGCTGGATACGGCAGATTATCAATTAATAAAAAATTTATTCAGGCTCATCGTTTTAGTTATGAACTTCATTTTGGCCCTATTTATCCTGATTTATTTGTGTGTCACAAATGTGATAATCCTCCCTGCGTTAACCCAGAACATTTATTTCTTGGGACCTCCGCGGATAATAGTAATGACATGTCTGCCAAGTTTAGAAATGATAAAGGTAAAGATCATTGGAATAATAAGCTGTCTGAGTTGCAAGTATTGGAAATAAAATCATTGTTTAAGATTAATCAGTCCGCTCGATCTATTGCTAAAACTTATAATGTTCATGTAAATACAATTTATGATATTCGTAATAAAAGGAACTGGGGATGGTTGACTTAGAAAAAGAACAGTTAGCTAGCGAATTAAAGGGGAGCCTTCTCCAGTTCACAAGATTTTTTTATAAATCACTCACTGGAAGAGATTTCATTGTATCTAATCCTCCCGGACGAGAGTCTCATCACATAACTATTTGTAAAGCTTATACCCAATTGTTTCGCGATCAAAAAGCATCTCATGGGTTGCTTATAAACATTCCACCTGGGTACGGTAAATCCGTTATGACTTGTATGTGGGTTGCGTGGTGTTATGCTCATTATCCTGATTGTAATTTTCTTTATATTTCTTATTCCCATGATTTAGCTGCTTCTCATACATCATTTATTAAACAGGTAATGACATCCAAGATGTATAAATATTTATTTGACGTAGATATTAGTGGTGATACTCGTGCCAAAGACCATTTCATGACAAGTGCTGGCGGCGTTATTGCGGCCTTTGGAAGTTCTGGCTCCGTAACAGGTCGAAATGCAGGAAACCAAGGATTAGATAGATTTTCGGGCTGTGTTTTGATAGATGATGCGCATAAACCATCCGAAGTGCACTCTTCTTCAACAAGAGAAACGGTTATTCGTAATTATACTGAAACTATTATGCAGCGACCTAGGGACACGAAAGTGCCAATTGTTTTTATTGGACAAAGACTTCATGAGGACGATCTTGCGGCTTATTTAATGAGCGGAAAAGACGTTCGTTCCTGGGATAAAATAATATTAAAAGGAATAGATGAGGCAGGAAATGCATTGTATCCAGAGGTTCAATCATTGGCCTATCTGAGGGATTTGCAAGACAAGCAGCCCTTTGTTTTTTCTGGACAAATACAACAAGAACCGATTCCTTCAGGTGGAAGTGTATTCAAACCCGAATGGTTTATTAAACTAGATTTTGAGCCTAACATTTTATTTACCTTCATTACAGCTGATACTGCAGAAACAAATAAAAGCTACAATGACGCGACTGTTTTTGGATTCTTTGGGGTCTATGAAATTGAAGTATTTGATAGAAAAACAGGTGATTTAGGTCTTCACTGGATTGACTGTCAAGAGCTGAGAGTGGAGCCTAAGGATTTGAAGGAGTCTTTTTTAGATTTTTGGGCAGATTGCATGCGACATAAACATCCTCCACTTTTGGCTGCAATTGAAAAGAAGAGCACGGGCACAACTTTAGTTTCAGTGCTTAGTGAATTGCGTGGAATGAATATTAGAAATATTGAGAGGAACAGATCGAGTGGAAGCAAGACGCAAAGATTCCTTGAATGCCAGCCTCATATCGCAGCCAAAAAGATAAGTTTTACGAAAGATGCAAAACACATCGATATGTGCATCAATCACATGTCAAAGATAACAGCTAATGAAAGTCATCGACACGATGATATCGCTGATGTCTGTTGTGATGCGATTAAGATTGCCTTGATAGACAAAACGTTGATTTATAATACTAAACAAGAAGATAATAAAGCTGGTATCATAATGAACCAACAAAAACAAGCATCTTTGCTAAGGCAACAACTTTATGGACATGGCAGCAGATAAAGACAAGCTTGATCAAATCAAAAAAAACATCGGAACATCCTATATCTATTTTAGAGAAAACTTTGAGCGCTATCACGCTTATAGGCGTTATGTTTTTAAAGAATCCGTAACCGACCAACAGAAGTCAATGCTTCAACAATTAGGTCGGCCTCTGGTAGAATTTAATATTCTAGATGCTTACATCAGCAGATTACTTGGCGAGTTTGTGATGCAAGAACCTTCTATTCAAATCACACCAGCCGATGGTATACCTGTTGAGTTACCCGTATTAGACATGGTTGAAGGACATCTACGCCATATCATCTATGAAGCAGACAAGAATCAATTTAGTTACGAAGTATATAAAGACTTACTTGCTGGTGGCTTCTCGGTCGCCAAGGTATGGACAGACTACGCGACTAAAATGTCATTTGACCAACAAATCAATGTTAGTCGAGTATTTGACCCTACGCTTTGCGGCTTTGACCCTTTGGCTCGAGCACCTCATAAAGGTGACGGCCAATACAGCTTCGAAACCTTTCCGGTAACTGAGGAAGATTTCAAGCGGCTATTTCCGGGTATTGAAATGCCAAATATTCCCATGAGCAGTGGCATTGAAGGCTTTAACTGGTCCTACAAAGACATGCAAAACAACAAAATCTACCTGATTGCAGAATACTTCGAGAAGATTACGAAACGCACAAAGATAGTTAAGCTTGCAAATGGTCGTGTAATGACGGCAAAGAACTATAAAAAGCTAGAGATGCTATGGGACCAAGAACAAGTATTCGAGCAAATACCAAAGATTGTTGGTAAACCTCGTTGGACCAATTTAGAAACTATCTGCATGTATCGCTTGATAGAGAATCAAATACTGGAATACAAAGAAACAGACTATTCGTATCTTCCTCATGTATTTATCGATGGTCACTCTATTAACCTTACGCAAGGAAGCAATCAAGCTAATACCACATACCAAATGACACGACCTTATGTTTATCATGCAAAAGGCATTCAGGATATGACTAACTTCGCTGGTCAAACCGTATGCAATAGCATGGAAAATCTTATACAGCATAAGTTTATTGTAATGAAAGAAGCTATTCCTCAAGAACAAGATTATCTCGAAGCGCTCAATGATATACAGCGTGCCAACACGATTGTTGTTAACGCATATTCTGAGAACAATCCAGACAAACCTATCCCTACCCCGATTCGCGAAGTACAGAACATTCCATTGCCTCCTGAAGTCATGAATGCATTTCAGGTCACAGGGCCAATGACCCAAACTATATTAGGAAGTTTTGCCAGTAACTTGGGTAAGAATGATAATGATTTATCGGGGAAAGCTGTTATTGAGTCTGCTAGTGTTGGTAATGCTGCTGCTATGCCTTATGTCGTGGGATACCTTGCCGGATTGACACATATCGGCTGTATTTGCGTTGACTTAATGCCTAAATATCTGGTTGGCAAGCGCAAGATTCCTGTGGTTGATAAGGCAGGAAACAAAGAATACAAAGGCATTAATGGCAAGGAAGAGGATGGAACATTACAGCCTAAGATGAACTACGATGAGCAGGCTATCAATTGCTATATTGAAGCCGGTGTTAACTTTCAGGTGCAGAAATCACAAGCACTTCAACAAATTACTGCATTAATGCAAGCTAGTCCAGAATTTGCAGCATTTATGAATGATGATGAAACGTTGCCAATACTCGTAGATAATTTGACTGTTTATGGTAGTGACAGGCTCAAAGAAGCTGTGCCTAAGTGGATACAGAAGAAAGCTCAAATGCAACAGCAAGCACAGCAGCAACAACAACAAGCTATGATGATGGATCCGCGCATTCTCAAGGTGAAACAAGAGCAAGAAAAGACACAAATGCAAGCACAAGAAGCACAAATGAAGATGCAATTAGACGCTCAACAAATGCAGATTGATGAGCAACAACAACAGTTTGACAATCAAATACAAATTGCTAAGCTAGCAAATGAGAAAATATTGGTTGATAGCAAAGTTCTTGAAGCTGAGGCGAAGATAAGCCAAGAACAGATTAATAGCGCTGTGCGTCTGGAAGAAGGTCAAACAAATCTTGAGAAGCATGCGCTTGATGCAGCGGCTAAACTAGCTGAAATACATAGCCGTGAGCATAATGACCATTTATCAGGACATAAACTAGCGCATGAAATAAGTATGGCGCATAAACAATTGGAGACGAAAGATGAAACCAAAGACTAAAATAACTCCAGGAATGCTTGATAGCAAAGGCTTTGTTCAGGTACTTGAGGCCAATGGACATAATCGTGAAACCATTCATAAGGCTATGTATGATATTACTGATGGCGCGAGTACCCAAGAGCGGCGTGATATCATGAAAAATTTATATGATCGTGGGTATAGGAAATAATCATGGCTGAAAAATGGATATCTAAAGCTTTACCCAAAGTATCAAAAGGCAAACTCCATGAAAAACTTGGTGTACCAGAAGGTGAAAAAATCCCCATTAAAAAATTAGATAAAGCTGAAAAAAGTAAAAGCCCTACTATTCGTAAAGAAGTAGCGCTTGCTAAAACCCTTAAGAAAATGAAAAAATGACCCCTGGATTTATTTTTCGATACGGTGAAAAGTATTGGATAGTTCAGGATAATCTTAAATGTATACCTTGGAGTTTAGAAATCATGACCAAAGAAATGAAAGCTAAAAAAGAAATGAAAAAACCGCCAATGGCAAAACATATGGATGCTAAAGAAGATAAAAAAATGGTTAAGAAGATGGTAAAGAAGTCTTGTGTTAAATAAGGATTTGAGATGCCATTAGTCAAAGGTGCTAAGCCTGGGAGTCCTGGGTTTAAAAAGAATATTAAAGAAGAAGCAAAAACCAAGCCCATCAAACAGGCCGTCGCAATTGCTTATTCGGAAGCAAAAGCTAAGCCTAAAAAGAAGAAATAGAAAAAGCGGGCCTCCTCGCTTTTTAGCCTGCTTGAAAACCAACTTAAAACGTTGACGACCGCAGGCTTTTTTTATCCCTTGTTCGGGGTAGGTTATGAGTGAAAATCTAATCGTGCGCACCCTTATAATGTTCCACGTGAAACATTTGGTCACTATTGACTAGCAAATGCGCTAATGTGACAATGTACGTCATTACGTCCCCACACGCTAACCTGGGCGACAACTTGCAGCGATATTGCATTGTTTTATTTACGGTGACCCCGCGAAAAGTCATAGAGGATTAAGAATGGCTGATGATTTAGAGAATGTTCAGGATATAGAATCTGTTCCTGTGGATGCTCAAGCGGTAGAACCTGAAGAAGACATGCAGGAGCCTGTGTTTAATAAAATACAGATGAAGCAAGTGGTTGACAGGGAAAAGCAGAAAGCATACGAACGAGGAAAAAGAGAAGCCATGGCCGATTTACAGCAAGAACAAGCACCCCAACAACAGGCACCAGCACAACAGGTGTCACAGACTGTAAATGGCATTGGCGGCATGAGCTCAATGTCACCCGCTGAAGTTCAGCGAATGATACAAGAGCATGCCCCTCAATACCTCGAGCAACAGATGCAACAGATGCGCAATAATCACGCGGTGGAAAGCTTCGTGAGTAAAATGCAAGCAGCTGAGGCACAATATCCTGGTCTTGATAAAGAGCTAAACGAATTAGAGTATGATAAACCTGGTATGGCGCAATTAGTGTCTTTAGTAAATGACATGCCAAACTCTGCTGAGATTATGAAAGAATTAGTGATGGATAACCCTATGAAAATGGGTGGTATCTTATCATTACTGAATTCACAGCCTCGTAAAGCGGCCCAGGAACTTCAAAAACTAAGTGCGTCCATTAAGCAAAATGATGAAGCTCTTGCTGAAGAAAGACAGGCTCAAGATCCATTATCCCAACTTAAATCTTCGACAAACCCAGGCAAAAATAGCAATGACTTGTCGGTCAAAGATTTACGTAAGATGTTAAGTCAGCGTTAATCAAAAAAGATTAAGGCGTATTGACCGACTGAGACCATTGTTATTTCCCAATGATTTTTTGTGGAGATACACTCATGGCCATTACGCCTAATAACGTCTTACAGAACGTACAACTGTATATCAAATCCGAATTAGCACAATTATCAAATAGTTTTTGGGGCATTGAAAACGCTAATAAGTCATTGATTGAATTCAACGACAAGAAAGGCAATCTTGGTGACGTGATTACATTCAATACCACACCTCGTTATATTTCCTATGATGGTTTAGTTATTACCCAACAACCGTCAGTTCAACGTATTCAGTCGTTGATTTGTTCGCAAGCTAAGAACGTATCAGCTGGTTATACTGATGAGCAATTCATATTTAACGTTCGTGATTACATGGATCAATTCGGTACGGCTGCTGCTGAAGAGTTAGGTACAGCGATTGAAACTGACATTCTATTAAACATCGTATCCGGTGTTGTTGGCATGAACCCTAAATCGCCTGAATTTGGTTTGCCACAAGTAAACAGTGGCCCATATCGTTTCTTTGGTGACGGTGTTACACCAATTAACAGCTATACTCAATTGGCTCAAGCATGGGCTAATTTCGTGGCGTATGGTGCGTCCAAGCATAAACGTCGAGGCGTTATTCCTGTTGATTTGGTTCCTGCAATTGTTGGAACGGGTTTAAATCAATTCGCAATGAAACGAAACGATGAGATTGCTACAAGTTGGGAATTAGGTCGTTTTGCTGGAATGGATGTTGATTGGTCTTCTAGTAACTTATTGCCTTTGCACATTGCTGGAACCATTGGAAATGCTGTTGCTCCTAACAATATTATGACTGTGGTCTCGACTAACGACCCCACTGGCGTTAACGTTACAGCCATTACATTTACTGAACCTACCAGCGGCACAAGCGCATCTGCTATTAAGGCGGGTGATTTGATGCAGTTTGTTGATGGTGTCAGTGGTCAACCTAACATGCGTTTCTTGACCTTCGTTGGACACAAACAAACCCGTTTGCCAGTTCAATTCAGAGCAATTGCTGATGCGGCTACAGTTGGTGGTGCTGTTACGATTCAAATCCAAACAATCAACAGTGTGGGTCTTGTTTCTGCTCAAAATCAGAACCAAAACATTAACAATGTGATTCAAGCTGGAATGAAGGTATCTGTTCTTCCTTCACATCAAGCCGGTTGGATGGATGCTGGTAACCAGTTCTATTTGGCCATGCCTAAATTGCCTAACGAATCACCATTCGAGACTGTTTATTACCGTGATCCAGATTCTGGCGCTAGTTTACGTCATTATTGGGGCTCTCAATTTGGTAAGGACAATCGCGCTTATGTTCGTGATAGCACCTGGGGGTCCACAATGGTGGCCGAGGACAGCATGAGAATGATATTTCCTATGTAGTCACACGCATATAATTAAATCGCCCCGAAAGGGGCATTGTTTAAACTTAAAAGGATATAGTCATGGACTCTACACCTAACGAACAATCAATATCATACCAATACGCACCATATTATTTTTCTAACCAATTGCAAATCAGCAATGACGCAACCACACCTAATACCAAATTAGATATTGGCGTTGGTACTATTCTTGATTCAACAGCGACATTCCAATTAACCAATGGCGCACCAGTTGTTATTGATGCGACTCACAACGGTTTAAATGGATTAGATACCGGAACCTTAGCAGCAAGTACTGTTTATTGCGTTTATCTGGTTGCTGATCCTGTAAATCTACAAACAACAGGCGCGATGATTTCTTTGTCATACGTTACCCCATTATTACCATTTAGTTACAGTGCATTTTCATTGATTGGTTACGTAACCACTGATGCATCTGCTCATTTCTTAAAAGGTTATTGGACTGTTAGCAATGGAAGTTCCCATCTGTTCATGTACGATGCTCCACAAGCTACAGCTGTGACTGCTGGCGCTGCCGTTACAGCAACAGGCGTGGCTTTAACAGCATTGGTTCCTGCTGTTAACAATACACCAGCATGGCTAGCTATTGATGCAACTCCATCTGCTGCTAGCAGAACATTGTCATTAACCCCTGGGAATGCTACAGGTATAGCTGCAAAACTTACAGGACAAGTAACTGCTGTTCATGTGACTGCGAATGTTCTTGTTTTATCACAATTAGTTACTGGTGTACCTACCGTAAATTATTTGTGGTCTGCTGGTGGTGGTGATGCTGTAGCGATTAACGTAGCTGGATATGAATATTTCATCTAGTTAACAGGAGATAAGTAGAATGGCTTATACGGCGAATCAACTGATTACGAGAGCATTCTACTTGTCTCAAGTAGTGAGCAGACAACTACAAACCGTTGATGGGGAACAAATCACTGACGGTTTGTACTTGCTTAATGCTTTATTAGATTTCAAAGGAACAGATTTAAGATTAATCCCCTATTTTCAGGAATTTGATTTCCCTACTGTTGCCCAACAAGAAAAATATCACGTTCCTAATTGTTATTTCATTGATTCTTTAACTTATAACATTGGTCCGGTTCGTTATTCTATGTGGGATCAATCTCGTAAAGAATATTTCGCATCTGCTCGTGTTGACCAAGTTTATAGCTTACCTTTCAGTTATCGACCGGAGCGCACTTTGGGAGGGATGGATGTTTATCTATATTTTCCTCCTGCTGATGTTTATGAATTGAAATTATGGGGTAAGTTTGCGCTTATAGACGTTACCTTAAACACAGATTTAACTCTTTATTATGATACCTATTATATTGAATATTTGCGTTATGCTTTGGCCGAATATATCTGCTGTGAATGGGGAACTGCATTTCCTGATGCTAGCAAAGCGTTATTGGCGCAGATGCAGAAGAAGTTGCTTGAAGTGAGCCCTGCTGACTTGAAGATTATTAAGAAGAGCTATTTTGGGCATCGATTTGGTTGGGACTGGCAAACTGCCAACCTCACTGAAGGTTACGAGCCTTTTTAATACAATTTATATATTAATATTACTAATATGGCGAAATAAATGCTAAATCCAAGTGCCGCACAAGACGTAAGAGAGCAACCATTAGACATAGTGGGTGGCACGCATTTCGGAAGATTTAGCAAAATAAATGCTACAGAAACCTGGAATTTTATTGTATCTGATGACTGGTTGGTGCCTTATGCTGGTTATAAGAATGCACTTACTCTTACACCTGAATTGGCTGGAAGAGGCATTTACTCTAGTTTTCGTGGCAATTTAATGATTTGTGTTATTGGGGCTTCTGTTTACAAGATTAATTTGTCATTGTTTAGTGGTGGTGAATTAGAATCACGATTGCTTGGTAATCTTTATACCGATGTTGGTGATGTTTATATTGCTGAGAATAATAATGGGGACATTTGTATTACTGATGGCATTTACGTATATGTTTATAATTATTTAGTAGAGTTCCCCGAAGTAATTCGCTCAAGTAATGCATCCTCTCCTGGTTCATTTACTTTTGGATCATCTGGTTCATCACCCGGTTATATATCATTTCATAATGGACAGTTAATCATTGCAGATCAATTAACTACAAACTGGTATTTATCAGATTTCAATAATGCCCAATCTTGGCCAACTACGTCTGCATTTGTTGGTTCTATTCAAACAAAACCAGATTTATGTCAAGCTGTTGTTCCAATACCTGGTGGCGGAAATAACATATTGGTCTTTGGACGTAACGCGACAGAGCTTTGGCAATCAATTGGTGGCTCTCTATTTCCTTATCAACGTAATAGCACATTCAACATTGACTATGGGTGTCTTAATCCAGCTACAGTAGCACATCTTAACCGATTCACTGTATGGATAGGTGTGAATGAGCAATCAGGTCCAGTATTGATGCGAGCAGACGGGACGACAGTTGAGCAGATATCAACGGACGGCATAGATTATCAGTTAGGAAATTTAACCAATCCTGAGAACTGTACCGGTTTTCTTTATCAACAAGACGGCCATACCATTTATCAATTCACTTTTCCAGATGACAATATCAGCTATGCTTATGATTTCGAATCCAAGTTGTTTTTCAATGTGTCAGACGAAAATCTGAATTATCACATTGCTCGTGAGATTGTATATTTTAACAATACGTATTATTTCGTAGCATTGGCAGGAGGGAATATTTATGAATTTGATACGTTATTTACTGCCGCCCAGTATTCGCAGAATGATCTTAGTGATGTTCGTATCATTCCACGAATTAGAATTTGTTCGCCAATACGAACACCAGACCAGCGTTACTATATCGCAAAAAGTTTAGGATTTACTGTAGAAAATGGACAGCCCAATGTGCCATATAATGTAACCCAAAACGTAAGCGCAAATGTTGATTTATCTGCTGAGAATGGCTTTTTAATTAGCTGTGAAAATGGTGACATGATTACTACTGAACAAATTAATAATTCTGCCGCTACCATTTATACCTACTATCCTGAGCAGGTTAATTTGGCTGTTTCTCGTGACGGCGGCATGACGTATGGCACGTTCTGGACTAAGGATATGAATCCTACAGGTAAGTTTAAGAGTCGATTCATCTATCAACGGCTTGGAATTGCCAATGATTCTACGTATCAAATTAGATTTAATGGCTACGGTCGATTTACAGCGACTCAAGGCGTCGTGGAGCTCTATCGATAATGGCCAATAGAAATATCCAAAGTGTTAATGTAAGAATACCCAATTTGCCTTTAGGTAAAATAGTAGATGAACAAGGAATGGCAACGCCTGAAGAGCAGATGTTTAGACAGGGATTATTGAATTTATTACAAACATTGATGGGCGAACAAGGGTTGGTTATGCCAAGTCAAACGGCAGCGACAATTGCGGCTATTGCGGCTTACCAGCAGCCATCACAGATGGGAAATACATTGACTTATACCTATCCTTGTCTCTTTGGAACTATGATTTATGCTTCAGATACAGGAAATGTCATGGTTGCTGTTGAGCAGCCTTTAGCTAGTGGCATACCTGTATTTAAAACTGTTACTTTGACTTAAGGAATGATGATGGCTAATGCAAATAGTGGTAGTCTGCCAGATTGGTTATCGACTGCTTTAGGAATTGGAGGCGGTTTAGGGGTGGCAGCTGGAGGCGCTTACAATGCATTTGGTAATAAAGGCAAAAGCCCTGGTAAATCTGCTAATGAAGTATTAGACCAAATTCCAGGCCAGACAAAACCATATTATCAGCCTTATATGGATGCTGGCGGAAAGGCATTGGGAACAATTCAAGGTGAATACGGTGGCTTGTTGAATGGTGAAACACAGAATAAATTAGGCGCTAATTACAAAGAATCACCTGGATATAAATACCTTCTTCAAACGGCATTACAAGGCACTAATAACGCTGCTGCCGCTGGTGGCATGTTAGGTACTCCTCAACATGCTGAACAGAATGCTGCTACTGCTGAAGGCATTGCATCGCAGGATTATAATAACTACATCAACAACCAGATTGGTTTGTATGGGAAAGGACTTAGTGGCGAAGAAGGATTGAATGAACAGGGTTATAACGCTAATAAATCATATGCTGACCAATTGGCGCAGATAACAGGTCAGAAAGCATCGAATACTTACGCCGATGAAGAAGCCAAACAGAAGAATAAAGCGGGTGGCTTAAGTGACATATTTGGTGGATTAGGAACAGCAGGGGCTTCTTATCTTGGCGGACCCGCTGGAGGAACTGCATTCAAAACGTTGTACGATAAGTTCTTTGGAGGTAAATAATGGCTATTACTCCAATTTTTAACGCCTTTCAGCAACGCGAAAACCCTAGCTATATGGATGCATTGTTTAAAGGATTTAAGGGGGCTCAGGAGGCTGCTAATACGGTTTACAAGCCTAAACAGCTTGCAGAGGCGCTTCTGGCTGCGAAACTTAAAAATGCTCATGATGAAACGATTAATAAGTATTTGCCAAGAAGTGAAGAGGCTAGAATTGGAAACACTGAGGCGAGTACCGGTTTAACCAAAGAAAACACATATGCCCAACAAATAAGAAATCAATTTTTACCAGAAAGTGAACGTCAACGCATTGAAGCATCAAAACGTGCTGGAAATCCATTGAATCATTTAACAGGTGCTGCGAATGAGGCTTATCAACTCAAGATTCTAAAGCAACAGTTGGGTGAAAATGATCCGACTGTTATCCAAGCTCAAAAACAATATGATTTAGAACAAGAATCTAAGCGTGGATTGAATTCATACCGCACAAATCTAAGTAATAGCCTGGATAAACGATCTTCTAGTGCAGTTGGAAAGCTTCAAGCAGAACGACAAGCCGCTATAGATGCTAATGCACCACAGCAAACTATCGATCAATATGATTTAGCCATACAGAAAAATGTAACTGATGCCGATAATAGAAAAAGAGTTTTGTTGGCTGCTAACATTGATAAAACCATCGATCAAATAAAACCTGAAGACCTTACGCGCTATGCCGGATTAGGCGGTGAATTAAATCTTAAAAAAGAAGAAATAAAAGCTGTGAAAGGCGATGAGTCAAAACAATATCGTGATTATTTAAAGGCTGTATCAAACAGTGAAATATTTGCTCATCAAGTTAGGCAATTCTATGGCGATTCTATACAGCCAGCAATGCTTGCTAAGTTAGAGCGATTAACTAATCCAGCAACATGGAAAAATAACCCAAGGATTGCTAAAGAACTTTACGATTCTGTAGTTAATACGATTAAAAATGAAACAGAAACTTATCGCTCTGGTTTGAAAAATACAGCAGTATATAAAGGCAACGAGCAAGCCAATCTCAATCAGTCGGAGCCTAGTGAAAAAGAAATAAATGAAGAAGCCGTTTACTTTGGTACTACTCCAGCAATTATTCGATCCGGTATACGAGCAGGGGTTAAAACAGAGCAAGAATTTCGAGACTGGATCAAGGGGTTGCAATAATGCCTATTTTCGAGCGAACTAAAAAAGATGATTCGGGCCATATTTTTGAAAGAACCGAAAAACCAATAGAAAACCAGGATTCAAATGCAATGGATTCGCATCCATTCATTAAACAATTAGCCATTGAGTTGCAAAAACATCCATTTCTAAAAAAAGCAGTAGATGTAGGGGGGGAAGGAGCTGAGTTTTTCAATAGAGGAGTTACAGCCTCTGGCCTTCCAAATGCTGCAAGAGGAGCTTTCCAAGGAGGAAGTGACTTGTTAAGAGGGCTGGCCTCCTTAACTCCTACAGGCGCCGGCCTTCCCCCTGTTAATATTCCTGATCCAAAATTCTCAGAAATGACTATTGAAGAGGTCCCTATTGGAGGCTTAGGATATAATCCATTACAAGAAATTGGCGGTCCCGCAGGTTATGCAGCCACTTTATTAAATCCTCAAAGAGCCGCTGTTAAAGGCGCATCGTTAATAGGATCAAAAATACCAACATCAACGAATCTAGCATCAAAAATACTACAAGACAAATCAGCAATTAAAAATACATACGAAGGATTATATAAAGATTTATTTAAATCAGCCGAAGAACAAGGCATAAAAGAAATTGAAAAGCCAAAAGGGAAGATTAATTCAATAATAGAGAATACACCCGCAACTTATCATAAGACTTTACAAAAATTCATTGACGAACCTACATTAGAGAATGCTCATTGGGCTCAATCTGATTTGGGGAAATTAGAACGTTCATTAGAAAAAGCCCATGAAAATAATCCATTAACAAAGCCTAAGCTGGGTGCTCTTAAGCAAGCTAAAGATTATAAAGAGAAGTTAAAACGAGCAATGTTTAGCGCTGATAAAGGAAAATTAGAGAAAGAATATAACAAAATATCCGAAGGATATAAGAATGATGTTCTTCCTTATACAACAAATAAATCTATAACAAAATTTGGAAAAGACGAATTGCTAGCAAAGAATTTAATTTCCAATCTTAAGAAAAATGATAAATTTATGATTGCTTTAGGTGAAAAATATCCTGGAATCAAAGTTAATCAACTGGCAAATTCTCCAGCAGGGAAGAAAATTATTGCAGGATTATTGTATGGCACAGGTGCCGGCGCAGGCCTTGAAGCTGTTCATAAATTATTTTAGTGATTGTTTTTTGATCTACATGCCTTTATAATGTAATTTTATGGAGGCGTTATGCATACTTGGTTGTGTTTTTGTTTTTTAGGTATTTGTTGTGCTTTTGCGTTTAGTGATGATTGATTCAGATATGGATAAATTCATAGATCATGAGGTTCGAATAAGAGTCATGGAAGAAATGAGTAAACGCATTGAAAAGCGATTCGATATCATTGATGCCAAAATGGATAATCAATTTAAATGGATTATTGGAACTATCATAACGATGATTGGTGGTTTGATTGTTACTAAATTGATTTGAACTTCCAGTTTTTGAATCCAGATCTTTTTCAAGCTCGCTATAAGCGGGCTTTTTTGTTTGTGTAGTTTAATCAATGGGTTGTGTATAATGCAGAATAGCTAAGGGATTGCTGCGTAAATTTTCGACGAGATACGCAGCTAGTGTATGTTTCAAATACCAGGTAATTATAACTCATGACAGTTAAAAAACAAAAATCTTTTAATTCAATCGTTCATCATTATGCAAAAACAGGATTTAATCTCTCAAGACGTGATAATTTAATATTTTATAAGCTGCTTGGATTCCTGATTAGAAACGAAAAACCCTTCCCATATTCTAATGAAAAATTAGCACTTAACACTCTGTACAAAATCAGTTCGATAAAAGAGTCACTCAATAATCTTGAAAATATCGGCCTTATCGCAAGAGAGGGTTTTAGCTATCAACGTAGATTCTATAAGGGCAAAACGCTGATTAACATTTGTACTCATAGCCAGTACTGTATATATATTGATATGATAAATGAATGTACACATGGCCAGGAAATGGCTGGTACTAGCCAGAAAGTGGCCGGTACTGGCCAGAACCTGGCTACAATAGAACTTAATAAGAACGTATTAAAACTTAAAGAAAAGTTTGCTCACGCAACATCAAGACCCAAACATCCCCCCTTAACAGAAGAGCAGCGAGAATTAGTTCAGAACTACGAATATGACTTAAGAAATCCTAATTTATTGCCAATAGTTAAGGGTTTGGATATAGAAAAAGCGAAAGTATTAATTAAACGCCATCAATTGCCTTCTACGATCAAAGGAGTACAATAATCCTAATCAATTCATAGGCAATGGACACCGTGAATGTCAAATGTCGATCCCTTCTATTATTCGATGGAATCATTACAGCAGACTATCTGGGCAAAAGATGCTACAGGACCTTTAGCTGGTGGGATAGTATCGTTTTTTAGTGATCCGGCATTCTCTGTACCAAAAAGCGTTTTCCAAGAATCAAATTATCCAAACAATCCTATTTTTGTTAATATCGGCGCAGTATTAACACTAAGCAATATTGGTTCATTTGTAGATGGTGGTGGTAACAACTTTATACCAACGTTATATCCATGGAGTATTCCTGAAGGACAACCGGGTGCTCCTGGTGAATTTCAACCGTACTTTATTACTGTTTATTCAGCAGATGGAATATTGCAATTCACCGTTGACGGGTGGCCTCAGAATTCATTTGCTGAATCACCAGGATCATCTACGCTATCAGGAACACAGAATTTATTAATTAATCCCCAGTTTGCAGAAGTGTCGTTCACACCAAATCCTGCAACTGGAAGTGCCGTATTTACAGTAACAGGCACTATGGATACACCAATAGCTCCTGGATGGGTTATTCATTCCACCGGCTCTGGAACCATTACAGTAAAACAACTATCTTTGGGTGTAAATACTCCCGCTGATGCAGCATATGCAATTGATATAGCATTTTCATCTGCTGTACAGGGTTCATTGCAACAAAAAATAGTCAATAGTCCTAGATTACTTCAAGGTGATTTTGCATCGGGTTATTTAGAGGCGGCTTCTCCAGCTGATGTGCCTTTGTCATTAAATATGACCTATACACCCTCAACGGGAACGATGACAGGTATATTTACAGGATCACAAACAGGAACCGCATCATTTCAAGCCTTAAGCGGTACAACTGATACTGCTATCGCATCGTTAAACACAGACAATGCAAACGGATTTGTAACTATAGCTATTAATATTCCTGTTGGAGTTGAAGTATCTATTACGAATGTGCAATTGGTTGGTGTTGCTGATGAAACGGTTGTGCCTGTGTTCATTCAAAGTTCCACGTCAATACAGAATGCTCAAGCGTTTGGTTATTGGCAACCGGCGTTGAATTTCAAACCTATACCTAGTTTATTGACAGGATGGGATTTTCCTTTAAATCCTGCGCAACTTGGTTTGCAAAATATTACAACGACGCCTGCTTATATCGCAGACCAAACTATTGCGGCATCTGTTGGTGGTAATTTTACATCATCTATAGATATATCTGGGGGACTTAACTTTACCTCTGTAGCAGCTAATTCTGCTTTTTATTTATTACAGTACTTATCTGCACCTGAAGCATTGAAAGTTATTGGCTCCCCGTTGTCATGTAATTTGTTTGCATGGGCATCAACAGCCGATGTAGTGGCTACCGTTACAATGCTGGTAGGAAGTAGCATTCCATTATTGTCAGCAAGTCCGCCAACACCTGTAACAATGACTTCTGCTGGAATAGTAAGCCAATCTTCAGCACCAGGATGGGTTTATATACCCAACCCAAATACTCCATCTAATTATGCAGTTACTTCAATTAAACAAGTAACTATAGAAAATCAAATTAATACTGGCACGGATTATGGTTTCAATGGATGGCAAGTGACTGATAGTGGACATTTAAGCACACTGACTACTTATGCAATTATAGTCTCTTTCAGTCTTCCAACGATTGGAAGCACAGTTACAGTAAATTCAATTTCAGCGGTTCCGGGAAATATCCCCACACGTCCTGCACTGCAAACACCTGATGAGGTATTACGAGAATGCCAGTATTATTACGAGCGTTCATGGGCGCCAGGAATAGCAACAGGAACAGCAAACTATACTAATTCTGTCGTTTTATCTCAAGGAGCAGTTCCTCAGATAACGTTAGGGGTGGGCGCTATAATGCATCTCACTTATTTTTTCAATCAAGAAGCTTTTGGTCTTGTTTATAAACAGACAAAAAGAGTTGCAGCTACTCCCGTGTTTTATTCAACATTAACGGCAAATACTCCAAATGTTGTAACTGCTTATTTAGCTTGGCAAAGTACAGAAGTTCCGGGAGGAAACTCATCAAGAATAGACACCGCATTAAGTGGTAGTTGGACTGTAACAAGCGCAGGAACGCAGGCATTTAGCTACAATATAATTCCATCTAGTTTAACAAACTCCATAATATCAGCTCCACAACAAACTGTAGGAGGCTCATCCTTCTATTATGCGAGTGCAAATATGTCTTTTCATTATGTAGCTGACGCACGGCTGGGGATTGTATAATGACCCAAATAATAATAAGCAATTTACCACCGGCTCCCCCTTTAACCGGCTCAGGTATGCCTAAAGGCACCGATTTGGTTCCAGCTACTGATGCAACAGCTATTACTTCTTTGACTCCTACAGGTGTAACAAATAAATATACTCAAGCAGCTATTTTAAACTTCTATCTAGGTGCAATGGGATTACATACATATCAAGCCGTAAAAGTGGCAACAACAACTGCATTGACAGCAACGTATAGCAATGGAACAGCAGGCGTGGGTGCGACATTAACGAATGCTGGCGTTATGGCTGCATTAGTTATTGATAGCGTTCCTTTAGCGGTGAATGATCGTATTCTTGTCTGGAATCAAGGAGCATCATTCCAAAACGGTTTGTATTCTGTTTCTAACATAGGAACGTTGTCTGCTAACTGGGTGTTAACTAGAGCCACTGATTATGATACAACGGCTGAGATTGTTCAGGATGGTGTTATTCTCGTTAATCAAGGTTCAACTTATACCGGTCGATTGTTTCAAGAAATTGCAGCTACCCCAATCATCATAGGCACAAATCCGATATTATTTGATTTATTTAACCTAATTTCTAACCAAACGTTTATTTGGAATGATGTTATTTCATCTTCCATGGCAATGATGCCAAACCAAGGTTATGTTTCTGATAATGCTGGTTTGGTAACGTTATCGATTCCAATTTCATCAAATTTTGGTGATGAAATAGCTGTTTCCGGAAAAGGATTGGGTGGCTGGATAATTACTATGGGTGCCGGACAGACTATTGCGATTGGAACGATTAGTACATCGAGCGGTGGTTCGGTTGCATCTAGAAGTTATACGGATTCAATTCGATTGGTTTGTATAGTTCCCAATCTTCAATGGACGACCACAGGTGGTCCCCAAGGCAGTTTGACCATACTTTAGGTGAATGTTATGTCTATTAAATTTCTTATGACCCGCGACATAGGTGGTTTCAATGGTTTCGGTATCCAGCCAACCTATGATATACATGCAACATCCTTAGCCGCTAATACAGCACAGTCAGTAACTGTTCCTAGTAATTACGGCAATTGGATTGCTATTTTTACATACACGCCTGGCGCTAATATTTGGGTTTCATTTTCAGGGACCGCTGCTGTAGCAACGAGTTCTTTTACATCAGGTATATCTGTTTTAAATCCGGCAGGTCGTGCTGTAGTTGCTGGACAAGTCATAAGCTTTATTACATCTGATACAACAGCGCCTTTTGTTTGCGTTGAATTCCAAATTATCGCACCTTATGTGAATTAAAATGAGTTTATTTAATCAGCCATTAGGTATTAATTTAACGGATCATGATCCTTTAATTGATTCGGTATTTTCATCATCTTTTGATAATGGAGAATCTTTTCCTCCTCCTGGATCTGAATTTATGATTACTGAAACAGGTATTTTTATGATTACTGAAATCGCTTCTAATTTCATGATTACGGAGTAAACCATGGCGAATATAAAATGGAGTGCATTTCCTACACAAGCAACTCCTGTTGCAGGTGACAAATTAGTAGGTCTTCATTCCGGCGCTAATGTTCAGTTTTCAAGCTTAGGGGCCGTATTATTAGCTCCAACGGGCGCTCAAACCATAAGCGGTGGATTTGATTTAATTGTTAGTGGCGGAGGAAATCTACAGGCATCCTCAGGAAATCTTGTAGGTGGATCGTCTGGTTTCGCAGGGAATGCAATTTTATTTCCTCCCACTTCAGGAATGGGAATATTAGAGGTTCATGCGAGTGATTCTGCTGCGATGTACACAGGATTATTAACAAATACGTCTTTGAGTTCTGGTCAAACGTGGACTTTACCGGATGCGACAGGAACTATTGCTTTAACCTCAGGTGCTTCAGGCATTGTTAATAGCGGATTAATTAACCAGCTGGCTTACTATGCAACAGCAGGAACAACAGTTAGTGGGCTTACTATTGCCAACCAAGCTGTTTTAACTACAAATGGAACAGGCGTACCGGCATGGTCTGCATTATCTTCTGGACAAATACTTGTAGGCACAAGCTCCGGCGCTCCTTCTGCTACCGCTATAAACTCTGGCACGGGGATTCTGGTGGCAAATGGTTCAGGCTCTATTACTATTAATGCAACGGGTGGTGGAACTGGATGGGTGGGAATTGCAGGGACCACTCAAACTGCAGCTATTAATACAGGATATGTGATTTTAAATTCTAGCCTAACAACTATTATGTTGCCTTCTACAGCACCTTTTGGTTCAGTAGTCAGGGTTGTTGGTTTCGGGGCAGCGGGTTGGGTATTAACCCCTAATAGCGGACAGACAATAAGACTGTTGTCAACTGTAGCGCCTGTTAGTATTGCATCTGCCGAACAATATGATTGTATAGAAGTAATAAGCGCTATTCCCAATAATACCTGGGTTGTTCGTAACTTTACGAGTACTGGTCTTGTAATTACCTAGAGAAAATATACATTAAGGAGCAATAAATGCCTGTTATAAATCAAGTAGGTAACTCATTGACTGGACTCACAGGAACAGGAACTTTTGTCGGAGCAAATACGCCGACATTGATAACTCCAGTGTTAGGAGCTGCTACAGGAACAAGTTTAGTGTTATCTGGCAAATTAACAGCAAACAATTCTATTAATGGATTTGCTACCACTGCAACAGCAGCCGCGACTACTACATTGACCGTTTCTAGCGCTCAAATTCAAGAATTTACGGGCTCAACAACTCAAACACTTGTTATGCCTGTTACGTCTACTCTTGTTACTGGTCAACAATATTATATTATTAACAATAGTTCTGGTGTTGTGACAGTACAATCGTCTGGTACTAATACGATTCAGGCAATGGCTGCTAATACCTCATTACTTTTGACGGTTGTTAATACTGCTGTTACTACGGCAGCTGGGTGGGAATCGGCATATATTTCTGATACTGGATTAGCTGGTGCTGTGTTGTTAACACCATCAGGTGACCAAACGATTACGACAGGAAATTTATCATTAACAACTGGTAGTTATATTGCTGGAACTATATTGCCTGGTAATTTGTCATTAACTGGGAATACTATTAGTAGCACTAATAGCAATGGTAATATTTCTCTTATTCCTAATGGAACCGGTTCATGTTTATTAAATACTACTACTGCTATTATTCCATCAGGTCAATGCTTGCAAATGGCATCATTCAATAACACGCCGTTTGTAAATGCAGCATATAATACAATTCAAGGTGCTGGACCTCAAACAAATTTTTATAGAAGTAGAAGTTCTACTGTTGGATCTTATACAACAACAATAAATGGTGATGTAATAGGAACTATGTCATTTTTTGGAGATGATGGAACGCAATTTACAGCTAGCTCTTATATTCAATGTCAAATATCAGATGTTGTTTCTACAAACATAGTTCCTTCTGGTTTAATTTTTGGCACTTCTAATGCGGGCGGATCTAGGGTCAACGCGCTCATTTTAGATAAAAATCAAGTCGCAACCTTTACAAATCCTATTGTTACAAGTGGTATTAATGATGTTAATGGAAATAGATCTGTTCTTTTTGGGAGTGTTGCTTCGGCCGTTAATTATGTAGCAATATCAAATGGCAGCACAGGTAATTCTGTCTCTATTGCAGCCCAAAGTGGAACAGATCTTGATGTTAAATTAGTCCTGTCCGGAAAGGCCTCCGGTATGGTGGCCATAAATTCATTAAGCTCAACTCCCTTTCAAATTGCCTCAGGAACGACTTATCAGCATACAACCAATTTTGCATTTGCAAATACTGCCCAGACAAGAACTGTTACTTTTCCAGACGCATCATTCACAATAGCACAGGCTGGTGCGAATTCTGATATTACGAGTTTAACTGGATTGAATGGAGTTATTCAGGCGCCTACATTTATTAATGATGTGAATGGTAATCATGTTCTTGGTTTTATATCACAAAGTGCGTCTTCAGTTAATTATCTCCAAGTATCTGCAACAAATACATTAATCGGCCCTCAGCTTAATGCCGTGGGAACAGATACGGATATTAGTATGTACTTGATGCCCAAAGGTTCAGGAACAGTAAATATATCTGTAACTTCTAATATTGGTTTATTTATACGAAGTGGAACTACATTTCAGCATGCAACGCAATTTGTTTTTGCTAATACGGCCCAAGCACGAACCGTGACTTTCCCCGATGCAGATGGTACGGTTCAATTCCAAGGACAATCATTAGGTGCAACAGTAATAACTGCTCCAGCGGCTTCTCAAGCCTCAGCATTAACATTGGGTTCAGCTTATCAAAACCCATTCGGATATGACGTTGTGCTTACGGTTTATGTAGCAGTAACCGCCGCGACAGCAGGTAGCATATCAGTTGGTGTTGGCCCCACCAATACACCGACACAGCAAAATGTGGTAACTGGATTTACAATTGCGGCATTATCAATCATTCCTGTAACCATTTATTTACCAGCATCCTATTATGCATTGTTAAGTTTAACGAGCGTTACTGGTAGTATTTCTGGGCAGCAAGCAATGCCAGTTTAGTATTTTTATTAAAATTATGGATAAAAAATATAAGGATTACATAAATTGGCCACAAATAACTCATTAAATATTAATTCTGCAACTCCGTTAATTCTTGCTTGGGGCGGTACAAATGCATCGCTTTCAGCTTCTAATGGTGGTCTTGTCTATACTGATGCTAGTAAAATGGCAATTCTTGCGGGAACTGCTACTGCATTACAGATACCTTTATCAGGCGCGAGTGGCGCACCAAGTTGGTCAACGACTACGTATTTAGCGACAGCAACGGTTAGTGGTATTGTTTATGCTTCTGCTAGCAATGTTTTAGGGCAAATAGCTACTGCGAACAGCGCTTCTTTAATAACTAATGCTTCAGGCGTTCCTTCCTTTAGTTCCACGATGACAAATGGACAAATAATTATTGGCAGTTCAGGCGCCACTCCTACTGCTGCAAGTTTAACTGCTGGTGCAGGCATTTCTATTACACCCGGAGCTGGCTCAATTAGTATTGCGACAACCGTTGGTGTTTCATGGTCAAGCATTGCTGGTACAACTCAAACAGCAGCTGTTAATCATGGTTATGTGGTTTCAAATTCTGGTCAAACCACAGTTACGTTACCAACTACGGCTGCATTAGGCAGTGTGGTTGAAATCTCTGGACGTGGGGCTGCGGGATGGATTTTAGTTCCAGGTGCTGGCCAAGATATTAGTCTTGGCGCGGTTAATGCTATAGTAAGTGTTACTTCTTCCAATGCAAATGATTGTATTCGTGTGGTATGTACTGTTGCTGATACATCCTGGAACATGTTAAGCGCAGTAACTGCTGGATTTACATACGTTTAAAAAAAATAAGCATTCTCAGTTTAATTTAACTTAAGGATTAAAAAATGCCAATATTAAGCATAACAACAAGCGAAACAGGTTTAGTTAGTGTTAATCCTTCTGTGATTTACATTAATACTAGTGATACATTTGCTCAAGTAACTACAACGGGCTATTTAACATTACAGCGTCAAGCTGGATTTACATTCAATAATCAACAAATGGCACTTGTATTCACTACAGATGATGGCCCTGTTTGGCTATCTATAGAAGTGGTTGGTTCAGTTGTAAGCTTAAGTACGCCGGATGTTCCTGGAGAAACAGTACTGCCTACGATTGCTAATCATATTATTGTAGCCACTAATACAGTGGGTACATTGGCGAATTTAACCGGAACAGCCATTAATAATGGTTCCATTCAAGCGGGTTTAAGCGGTACTGCTGGTTCATTAATATCATTTCCTTTAACCACTGCAAAAGGTTCTTTGCAGTTGGTTGCAGTTGCCAATACAGGTGATACTGTTACCACACTTAGTAACGTTGCAATGGGTCAGGCTTCTGTCGTTAGTATTCCCGATCCAGTAAATGCTGTTGGTAGATTATTAATTGGTGCAACGGCTGCTCCTTTCGTTTCTGGTAATTTTCCGCAAAACTCTGGAACTGGTGGATTAATGGTTGATTCAGGCGTTGCTGTTTCATCGCTTGCAACAACTAGTACTGCTGTATTATTAACTCCTGCTGCTGATCAAATAATAACTGTCCATAATCTAACGCTGGCTCAAGGAAATTTAGTGGCTGGTTCTTCTGGTCATGCTGGTACTATCACATCATTTCCTGCAACATCTGCCAATGGTTCTTTGGTATTGGCTGCTGTTAATGCTGGTGGTGCATTCAATATGACCATTAGTAATGCTGCCATAGGGCAATCTACTGTTATAAGTATTCCTGATCCAGGTGCTGTTACTGCAAAATTCTTATTGGACAGTGGCACGCAAATCATGGCCGCTGGAAGTCAATTAAATCTTGCTAAAGTAAATGGCACAGAAGCGGGAACTACAGTTACAGCAAGTGGACAGGCAGGGTTTATTACCACTTCTTCGTTAACGGTTGCTGGAGGAGGCAATTATATTATTACATGGACTAATACTCATATTGTACCAACATCAGTCATTGCACTAACAATTCAAGGTGGAACTAATAATTCAACTCAGAACATTACATTTACATGTGTAGCTGGAGCTGGCTCTGCTACGTTAAGTATTTATAATAATACTGCAGCTACTGCACTTAATGGCACTATAATAATTGGTTATGCTGTGTTTTAATATGTCGCGCGCCGTATTCACGGCGCATTATTTTTGGAGGATGTAATGTCATTGTCATTAGAAACCATTGAAAATAGAATAAAACAGTATGAAGAAGAAATAATGAAAGTTGTTGCTAATCACACAGGATTAATGGCTACTTTAGCAGAATTAAAGCAATTATTATCTGTAGCTAGTGAAGCTGCTGTTATTGTAGCTCCTGAAGCCGTTCCTGTTATTGACACAATAGAAGGTGTCGTGCACGTAATAGATGAAATTGTTACTTCTGTTGATGAAAGTGTTGTACCTGCATAAATTAAAAGAAAGGCAAGCTATGTCATGCACAGAAGGCCGCCGGGGGTGGCCATGCTTGTTTTGTTATGCTAGCATTTAACCGCGGTGCGGTGCTCTAGTATTACTCCATTGTCGTGCCGCATCTTAATGGATGATGCATGGACGATTTAATAAAGACATTAAAAATACACGAAGGAACCAATCCGTTTGTTTATATTGATACAAATGGATTTTCTACAATAGGCACGGGTCGATGTGTTGATAAACGATGCGAGCACGGTCTATCTCAAGACGAAATAGATTACCTTCTTACTAATGACATAAAACACTTTATCCAGGAATTATCGATACAGCCATTTTATATCGGCCATGATTCCGTTCGTCAGGAAGTTCTAGTTGAACTTGTATTTAATATGGGTTTAGAGGGGCTAGAGAAGTTTAAACGATTTCTTAATGCCTTTGCATTAAAAAATTATTCAATTGCAGCCACTGAGCTTAAAGATAGTTTATGGGCGAAGCAAGTTCATGCTCAACGTGTTAATAATATTTGTTATCGCATCATTAATGGAAAATACCCTTTATGACATTGGCTGAAGAGTATATAGAACAAATCAAGGTTGTCAATTGGGTGCAGCAATGCACAACCGTTCCAGTGATTCATATACCTAATCAAAGAAAATGCTCACCTCAAGCGGGCGCTCGTTTGAAACGTATGGGCGTTCGCGCTGGAGTGAGCGATCTTTTTTTACCTCGCGGAAATCTAGTTCATAAAGCGTTATGGCTGGAATTAAAAACAGCGACGGGTCGTGCTTCGCCGTCTCAGATGCTATTTATGAAAGACATGAGGTTAGAAGGATATGCTGCGGAAGTTGCTTATTCTGCTGATGAGGCTATTTTATATATTAAGCATTTTTATGATCTTACGTGATTTTATAATTATAATGTCGTTAATATTGGTTGGATGTGAGCAACCACAACCAGTTGTTCGAGATAATCTAACAACTTCTGCGTCAGGTGTTTCAACACAAAGTAATGGATTGATAGATCATGTTATAACTAGCATGGCTGGAGGAGCGGCAGCAGGTGCTGCTGGAGGAGCCGCTCACGCTGCAGTTTCTCATGGTATACAACGTTGGCAAGCTAAGCGACGATTAAATCGTATGCAGAACTTTAGAGCATCTCGACGTTGAATAGTTTTTTTACAATCTCATAACGACCGTATTCATTTTTTTTGCATATTAAACCATAAGGCGTGATTATCTTACTTGTTTTAATCATTTCATTTACAGCGCTGTAATCCAAAAGTCTCATATAATAGTCGCTAGGATTAGGTATATGTTTCCTTACGAAATTAGCATAGAAGATATTCTTTGATTTTTCTGTTTTAACATGGTGACATTCAAATACATATCCATAGTTTGTTTCATATTCAACATTTACCACAGGAAATTCTGTTGATTTTGTCACCCAATATTCTGCTTTTTTTACAGTGATTTCAAATTGTTCGACTTTAAGTTTGGTCAATTTAGCATTTGGATCAATCAGTTCATATCCACATCCTCGGCAAGCTCTTGATGTAGTGTCGTTTGCAATTCCGCAGGCGTCGCAGTCTTTAAATTGGAAATAGTGATCGCATCGTTTATCAGCCACGACACCAATGCAACGCCTAGCGTGAATAGTGTTATCCGTACCGCAGGTATAGCAAGGAATAATGTAATCTTTTTCATTTTCAGCCGTTGGTTTAAGTGCTTCGTTTATGATTGGATCGTCGATGTCGCCATGCCGTTGTAAATTACTGGCATAGTCTAGCACTATTGCTTTATGCTTTCCTTCATGAAGGCGCAATACTCTACCAATTCCTTGGGTGTATAGCACAAGGCTTTCTGTGGGTCTGAGCCACGCGCAGACGTCGAATAAAGGTATATCAACGCCCACATTAAGACACCCCACAGAGATAAGATACCTAATATCACCGATTTTGGCTGATTCCAAAAATCGCTTCCTATCCTCATGCTTTGTTTCCCCCGTAATTATAGCCCACTGACCATCAGGTAAACTTTGTGCGCACTCTTCGCAATGCTTTCGTGTGGACGCAAAGATAAAAACACCATTGCATTTTATAGTTTGCAATTCACGCATTATCTCACCAGTTAACCGTTCCTTTTTATCAATAACAGCTTGAAGTTCCTTTTGATTGAATTTTCCCATATTATTGACTTTCAGTTGGCTGAAATCATAAGCATCCTCGCGACATAAGCCGAATTCTGGACGTACAAGGTATCCTTGGTTGATTAGCCAGCTGGTAGATATCGAACATAATTTGGATTTAAATAACATCTCGGGACCAACAATAGACTGCGCTTTGTCTCGATAACATGTCCCACTTAATCCAATGATTCTAAAATTATATCCCTCTTGTTGTGCTAACATTGAATAATGATTGATTATTCTCATGTACATTGAGGATGGATTATGAAAATTAATTTGATGACACTCATCCACAATTATCAGGCGAAATGGTTGGCGGCTGATATTGCCCTGATTACTGATATCTTTGCAAACGGAGTGTGGGGAAGCGAATATTACAAGATGTTCGAAGTCTTTGGCGTTAAGGCCAGCACAGTAAACGCCGGGATTTCCGCCTTGCAGCTGATACGTGTGGGCATTCTGTTGTATCAAGGTGCTGTTGAGCGTCAAACAAAGAGCCTTGAAGCCAGCTCGCTCAAGGACAAGAAGAACGGAACTAAGGATAAGTGATTTTCCTGAGCCTACTGATGCGTCGATTAGGATTGGGTCGCTTGATGACTTTAATGCTAGCAGGATGTCGTTGACTACTTTTTGTTGGTATGGACGTAATTTCTTTATCATAAAACAAATAAAATAGGAAATACTATTAGTCCCATATTTAATATGTCGCAATGTTCTTTAGTATAATGAGTTGGCGCATATAAAATAGTAACAAGAAAATAAATAAAATATATGATAAAAAATTGCGCATATATCTTACTTATCATTTTTATACTCCTCTTTCGCTTTTAGATAGGCTGTGTGGGCTTCTTCTGGGGTTTTATAACATTATAACTAGCACATAATTTTGGAGGTTTGGGGAGAACAGACCAATGTGTAATATCGTAATACTCAGCATTACTATCATGAGCATCAAACCAAACATTATGTGTTGCGCCTTTGCTATCAGTTGCTTTGCAAAAAACAGCGGACGAAGGATAATATCTGTCACTTATTATCAATACGGTTTCATCATTAGAAGGCAATCTATTTTTTACTGATATCCACTTCATTTATCCAAATTTCCTATATAGTATTTAACCATCAGCGCCCTCACCGAAGAACGCTCGATGCAGGTTTGGGCGCTTGATTGTTTCACGTGAAACATATGATGACTTACGGTCATCAGTCGTGTGTTGTTTATGCTCCCTCGCATCAATCTGAGGAGTCGAACCTCACTTTTGCCGCACCCGCTCTCCACAAACAAATGGGAATCGAACCCATGGCCTTTTAATCTCTGTTCCTGTTTCTAAGGCAATTCATTAACTTTTTAATCATGCGAATAAATCGGTACATAAATAAGCCTACAAGTCATGATGATGTTGCGAACAAACCCAAATAACATCTAAAGGCTTTGAATAATCTTCATGATGTGCCTGTGAATCAACATTACCACATACACAACAAGGTTTTTTTTCTATTCTTTTGTCTCTTACCGCATTATTTAAATAAGTATGAGCTTTATAAGCCTCAGGATTATTTTTTCTGTAATTCCTGGCATATTTTGTTTGCTGAGCAATTCTTTCTGGTGTTTTGTTCCTTTCTATATCGTAAGCTTTGTAATAATCAATATTCTTCAATAAATTTTCTTTTGTATCATTTTTTGTGCATTTCTTACATTTATTTAAATGGCCATCTTTCATTTGTTTGTGTTTATAGAAAAAAATTAATGGCCATTCAACATTACATTTAAAACATACTTTGGTAGTCATAATAAATCCCTGTATTTTATATTCCGCCCAGAGAAGACTACCATTTTAAGCGGTCAATTAAAAGGGAGGTCATCATCTATTCCAGGCATTGCACCATCAACCCTAGCATTGGAGTTGCGACTTAATGCGCTGTCAGTTGGCATCGAATGTATATGAACGATTTTGATACCGGTTTCAACGACAAATCCAGAGGCTGCCGCAACTTCAGAGACAAAGTTACCTTCCATCATTCCGCTGCCGTCTTTTTTTGGTAACGACCATTCACGAATCTTGATCCCCAAAATACGTCCGGTCATGCGTCTTAAATCATCGTTAGTTGGTTCTCCAGAATGACTGGGTTTAAAATCGCATAAATCCATAACTAATTTCAACATGTTAAGATTGCGATCAATCGCTTTAGGTTCTCCATCAAATGGTTTTATTTTCTGTGTTACTTCGCGATCATTAAACTCACCAGATGTTATCTTGTACGTAATCTGCATGTACTTTTCAGGGCCACGGTATTCGCTGTTTTTTTCTATGATCTCGAAAGTTTTTATTCTTGCGACCGCGGTTGTTCCTTCAGGTATGGTGACGAAACTTTTAGAAAAAGAATTTTCGGGGGTTCCTGTTATAGGAATACCCGATTTTGAACTCCAAAAATCAGACATTTTGTTCTCCGGAAATAGTGCTCCAGCTTCTACCGGAACGAATATCAAACAGAATTGATTTAGAAATATTAAAATTATTCATTATTTCTTTATAAGATGATTTACTTTGAATTTGTTCTTTAATTTTTATTACCTCTCTATTTGTTAGCGTTGCCGAAGGCGAAAGTTCTCCATACCGATGAACAGATCTATTTTTATTTACCATGTCTTTCATATTGTCATCATGAGTTCCTAGAAACAAATGATCAGGATTAACGCAGCCACGATTGTCACATTTATGTAAAACAAACATTTCACTAGGAATAGGTCCAATATAATATTGATATGAGAATCTATGCGCTCTGTAGCTAATAGCGTTAGCTGTAAATTGTCCATACCCTTTTGGTATTTTGCAACCTATCCATTCTATACATCCAGTTGTTTGATTTATTTTGGTTTTTTTTAAAAATCTCTGAATAGAGGTTAAATCATGAATCTCAGTTTTTATACTTCCATGCTTCTTTAATCTTTGAAAATGTTTTGAACAAAGTCCTTTTTCCTTGTGTTTGCCATTACAATTTTCAACCGTACAAGAATCAGGGTAATATTTTAAAGGTGTTAAAGGGCTCCCAGTTCTTATACTTCTTAACATATGAAGATTACACAATCCTTTGGAGCTATGTTTTCTATCGCATCCTTCAATGGTACACGATCTCATTCTTTATCCTCGTTTAAATCCCAAAATGAAATAGCACAATCATGTATCAAATCTAATATTTTCACGTAAGACTCGCGTGTAATACCAGATAATTTATCGTTAATACCATTGGCGCAAACAGCTCCTAAAGAACTGATCAGAATAGATGCTAGTTGGTCGGTATTTAATTGTAAAAATTCACTCTTTAGTTCATTTTTTATTATTTCCAAGCATTGAAATTGTATCGAATCTGCTAGATGTAATTCTGTTTCATTACTCATCAAAATATTCCTTCATTTTTTCAATTATTAGTTGTAGGTCATTGTCGATATACAGCTCATCATGCATGCCCATAGGAGTTTTTGCCATGTGTCTAGAGTCATTGTTAGTAAGAAATTTATAGCCAGATTCAGTAATTAAGGCATGATATACATAGGTGAACTTTCCTTCGATATTCACGTACTGATCAATCATCTTTCCCACCGTCTTAGGCTTATATTTTCCTTGAGTATCTATTTCGGTGTGCATCATCACAAAACAAAATAAATCATCACGCAATGATGTTATTTTTTCCAGGATTACAAATGATTCGGCTCCTATTTCAACAAACTTGTCATAACCGCGTTGCGAAGCCTTTCTCATAAAGCTATTTGTAATTGTATAGCCATAATCATCAATAATTAAATATTTGATATCTAAACGCTTGTTGTTTACAAGATTAATAATACGCATGATTGCTGAATGATCATCACTTGCGTAATAATTACCGGTCATTCCATCAGGACTTAGCTTAGTGTATTTTTTACTAGCGCTTTTGAACGGCAGAGGCTTTCCGATAACATTTATTATCATCGTTTCTTCATGGGGAAGATTACGAATACTAGTTGATTTGCCGCAACCAGATTCGCCCAATACTAGAATAGAATGCGTCATAAAACTTCCCCATGAGAACCAACCAAACCAATTTCTTTTACTTTTTCATTATAATCTTTAGATAAATCTTGTCGTTTTATGTGGGGCGTATTATTGACCACATAAGGACGAACAATATTATGTCTGGCTGGATAATTCAGGTCGTAATTATGAACAGCATCATGTTTATGTTCATAAGGAACCCTAATATCATGAGTTTCAAA